GACCTGGCGTAGGTGATGCAATCGCTGCTTACGAGGTTGGAGAGTTTGGTCGTAGAGCCAAAGCCAACATAGAAGCAGGCGATAGATTAGGCGCAGCGGGTAATATAGGCATATCTGCACTAGCAGGCGTAAGTTTGATACCGTTATTTAGATTCCTTCGTGGTGCTAGGGGTGCAACAAAATCTGGTGTAAAAGCAATTGATACTCCAACAAAAGCCAAACCCCCTATTGGCAAGTCGTTGCAACCCTCAGCACCGAAGGATCCACCTTTACCCGAAGTTGAGCCTTTCCAACAACGTCCCTTAGCTGAGCTTGATTACAGAACAGGCGGTGGACTAGATTATCTGGGTTCTTCAATCAATTACAACCAACTAAACCTTGGTTCAAAAACTCGTAAATGGCTCAATGGCTACGATCAACCTGATATTGGATCTTTGAAATCAAGCGAACAATCAAAAACAGTCACCGAATGGATTGACGCTATGAAAGCTGACAATCTGCCAGAGGGAGAACTTAAATTATTGCGACTGATAGATCCCGATGGTTCACCAAGCACAAGACTGCTTAGTGAAACAGAAGGACAAGAAACGGTAAGTCGTAAATTTTTAGATGATTACATGCAAAGAGCACAACGGGAATCGTTACAAATTCGCGGAGTACCTGTAGGAGAATTTGAACATCCAAGCTCAAAACCAACTTATGTAGATGTCGGTGATCAACGGCAGAATGTATATTTTATGCGAGGTACAGGCGAATATCGAAAGACACCAGATCATTACAGCCAGAGCAAATTTGACAAAGGGCACCGTGGCAACAGTGCCTATGTGTTTGATGGCGAAGCTATTACTCAACCAGGTGCAAGATATTTCACTGCAAGAGGCGATTTGTCTGCACGACAAAGAAATTCTATTGACAAAGCCTTTGAGAATATAGACTTACAACTTAATGACAACATAAAAGAAGTTTTTCGTATTCAAAGTGATTTTCAAAAAGAAGCTGCTAAAAAGTACAGAGAGCCTAGAAAACAGATTAAGAAAGTGTTTGAAGATGCTGGTGGCTTAAACGAGATAAAAAGAATTGATGAAACAGTTCAGCTTAGACTTGGTGCTCCTACACGAAACAGACCACTAGCCGCTATTTTAAAAGATTTTTTACAAGATACAGATTTAGGGTACTCAGATTTAACACAAATGCCTAGTGGGATGACAGGAGATACTTTTTATGAGTTTTTTGTTGATGGGATAAATCCCAAACTACGTAAAGCTTTGCTTGATAATGATGTGGCAACACAAAAAAGTTTGTTAGGTGATAACTACGAATACTTTACTAAAGGCTATGTGGACTACGAAATACCATCTGGTATTAGAGAGGAAACCTTGTTGATTCTGAAACAAGATTATATTAGGCCTGCAAGTCAAGGTGGCAGGTATAAGAAACCAAAAGCTGCGCAAATATTTAAAGATATTAAAGCATTAGATCCAAAAGTTACTGATGCCACACTTATGGCAAAAGGCTACAAAAATTTACGGGAATTGGATGATGAAGTACTAATGAAGTTAATAAAAGAATTACTTAAAAGAAGAAAAATAGAAGAGGTTCTTAACCAAAAAGTTGTGGTGCAACCAGGCACAGGATTCATAGATCCTAAACAACAAGCCGCGACAATGAAAAAACTAGCTGATTACAACAAAAAAGTTGCTAGAGTACAAAAAATTCAAGCAGATAAATTTAGAGGTATAGAACCCGACCCAGATGAAGTCATTGAATTACTAGATGGATTAGACCAAGAAATTATGGATCTTGGCATAACTGAGTTTTCTATAAAGCCAAGAGATATTGAAAGAATAACTGGCAGACCTCTTGCAGAGTCTTTGGATAAATCACCAGAAGAAATATTTTTTATGACTGAAGGCCAACGAGGCGGTAGACAGAAATACTTTGACGCAGGCCCCAGAGTAGAGGATCGTGTCAGAGCTTATTTTGATGATATTGTTGATATCGGCACCAAAGATATAGAATTAGCCGATGGTGTGAAAATATTGAAAAAAGCAGTAGCAGCAAAAACAGAAGGATTGCCTCAAGGCCCAAATTACAAAGGCGGTAGAGACAGATATACCATATTACCCATGAGAGCTAACATATTGAAAGCTTATAAAGAAAATGCTGATGGAGTAAGTATTATTAAAGATCAAGCAGTTAGAGAAGGTGGTGAAGGTAAAGTAGGTGTTATGCAAAATTATCAAGATGCTGCAGATGAAATAAAAAAAGTTCTCAAAGAATTAGGCGTAGATGAAAAAGGCGTTTTAGAAACAGTGGATACAGGATCAGAATTTGACGGTACTTACCTAAAATTTAGTCCAGAATTACTTGACGCAATAAGTAAGCGTGGTATCAACGCTTTTAGATACGGTGGTGCAGTTGATATAGACGCTATATTAGCTGAATTATGAAGCTTGCCCACTTATCAGATCAAGAGATTAAAGAAACTCTAGTCCTGCAAGAACGACTAGAAACGCTGAACAAACAAGAACAGTGTCATAACAGCTTCTTGTTCTACGTAGAACAAATGTGGCCAGAGTTTATTTGTGGTCGCCATCACGAAATCTTTGCTAAAAAGCTAGAAGATGTTGCTAATGGCAAAATAAATAGGCTAATTGTCAATATGCCACCAAGACACACTAAGTCTGAATTTTGCTCAACCTATTTTCCTGCGTGGATTATGGGTAAACAACCTAATCGAAAGATTATGCAAACCACCCACACAGGCGAACTTGCCGTTAGATTTGGTAGAAAAGTGAGAAATATGATGGATTCTGTTGAATATAAAAGAATCTTCGATGGCGTAGAACTGCAAGCTGATTCTAAATCTGCTGGTCGGTGGGAGACTAACAAAGGTGGTGAATATTTTGCCGCAGGTGTCGGTGGTGCTATTACAGGTCGTGGTGCAGATCTATTAATTATTGACGACCCACACTCCGAACAAGATGCTTTGAGTCCAAGCGCATTAGAGTCTTGTTGGGAGTGGTACACCTCTGGACCTCGACAGCGTTTACAACCTGGTGGTGCCATTATTGTTGTAATGACACGATGGAGTACGATAGATCTCACTGCAAAATTACTTGATGCACAGAAAGAAGAAGCTGCAGATCAGTGGGAGATAGTAGAGTTTCCTGCTATTTTTCCCGATACAAACAACGCTTTATGGCCAGAGTTTTGGGATATAACTGAATTAGAGAAGGTAAAAGCATCCCTGCCTGTGCAAAAATGGAACGCTCAGTGGATGCAGAACCCTACTTCAGAGGAAGGTTCGATAATAAAGCGAGAATGGTGGAATATTTGGGAGCATGACGAAATGCCATCTGTTAGCTATATAATTCAAAGCTATGATACTGCTTTTTCTAAGAAAGAAAACGCTGACTATTCTGCTATTTCTACTTGGGGTGTGTTTCGTCCAAACGCAGACTCACCTGATTGTTTAATTTTGCTAGATGCACAAAAGGGCAGATGGGATTTTCCAGAACTCAAACGTATTGCGTTTAATGAGTACAAGTACTGGGAGCCAGATATGACGCTAATCGAAGCCAAAGCCTCTGGCACACCGTTAACACATGAACTTAGAAGACTAGGTATACCAGTGGTTAACTACTCTCCTACTAGAGGACACGATAAATCCACACGTATGCACTCCGTTGCACCTATTTTTGAGTCAAGTTTAGTCTATGCACCTCAACGCAAGTTTGCTGAAGAGATGATTGAGGAGTGTGCTGCCTTCCCTTTTGGTAAAAATGATGATTTATGTGATACTATGACTCAAGCTCTGATGCGTTTTAGAGAAGGTGGTTTAGTATCTCTTGAGGATGACTATTCAGACGAAGAAAAAGCACCAGTTAGAAGGGTATATTACTGATGGCAATAGAAAAAGACATAAATCCAACCGTTTTAAATGAAGAAAACCAAGTACCGTTAGGTGAAGAAGGCGTAAGTGTAGCAATTGAAGCTTTAGAAATGGCACAAGACGGTGATTTTGTCATGCAAGAGGATGGAAGTGCTATTTTAGAGTCAGATTTGCAACAGCCTATTGAAAGTGGATTCAATGAAAACTTAGCAGAAATGTTAGATGAGACAGAACTCATGCGCATTTCAAATCAATTGATTGACGGCATTGAAAAAGACAAGTCATCGAGAGAAGATTGGGAGAAAACATACACAGACGGTCTGAAATATTTAGGCATGAAGTTTGATGATGAAAGATCTGAGCCATTTGAAGGTGCATCTGGAGTTATTCACCCATTATTAGGCGAAGCAGTCACAACTTTTCAAGCACAAGCATACAAAGAACTCTTGCCATCTGGCGGCCCTGTAAAAACACAAGTCATTGGTGCCTATGATGATGTTGTTGAGGAACAAGCACAGAGAGTTAAAGAGTTTATGAATTATCAGATTGTTCATGTTATGGAAGAATTTGATGAAGAATTAGACCAAATGTTGTTTTACCTGCCATTAGCAGGATCTGCATTTAAAAAAGTTTATTATGATGAAGGATTAGGCAGGGCAGTTTCTAAATTTGTAGCTCCTGAAGATTTGATAGTTCCTTATTTTACTACGGACTTAGAAACTTGCCCTCGCATCACTAATGTAGTGAAAATGCCTGAAAACGAGGTTAAAAAACTACAAGCTCTAGGTTTTTATAGGAAAATTGACATAGAAACAGGTGATGAAGAGTCAGTAACCTCTGACGCTAAGGAAGAAATTAACAAATTATCTGGTTTGGAGCCATCTTATGACACAGGAGAGGTGTCTTTATTGTACGAAGTGCATTGTAACCTTGAAATAGATGGTTTTGAGGATCTGGATGCAGATGGTATGCCAACTGGCGTAAAACTGCCATATATTGTAACTCTTGATGCTAATTCAAATGATGTTTTATCTATACGCAGAAATTTTGTAGAGACAGATCCCTTAAAAAACAAAATTGAGTATTTTGTGCATTTTAAGTTTTTACCAGGTTTAGGGTTCTATGGGTTTGGTTTAACACATATGATTGGTGGTTTGTCAAAAGCCTCAACCTCAATACTTAGACAACTTATTGATGCTGGGACATTAGCAAATCTACCTGCTGGATTCAAAACCCGTGGTATTAGAATTAGAGATGAGGACACACCTATCCAACCAGGTGAGTTTAGAGATGTTGATGCGCCTGGTGGCTCGTTACGGGAATCCATACAACCTCTACCATTCAAAGAGCCTAGTAGTACTTTACTCAACTTACTTGGTATTTTGGTTGATGGTGGTAAAAAGTTTGCTTCTATTGCCGAAATCAACACAGGGCAAGGCAATCCCAACGCACCTGTAGGCACAACATTAGCTTTGCTTGAGAGATCAACGAAGGTTTTATCAGCTATACACAAAAGATTACATAACTCACAGAAAAAAGAATTTAAGTTGCTTGCACAAGTGTTTCAAGAATACTTACCTCAAGAGTATCCCTATGCTATAGCTGGTGGCCAAGCAAATATAAAATTAAGTGACTTTGATGAAAGAGTTGATATTTTTCCTGTATCAAACCCAGATATATTTAGCCAGTCACAAAGAATAGCTATGGCACAGGAGATGATGCAATTAGTACAATCTAATCCAGAAGTGCATGGACAAAGTGGTATTTATGAATCATACAAAAGAATGTATGCGGCCATAGGTGTGGATAATATTGATAAAATTTTACAACCACCGCCCCCTACTGATCCAAAGCCAATTGAAGCAGGATTTGAGAACAACCAACTTTTATTAAGTCAACAAGCACAAGCTTTTCCACAACAAAACCATGACGCACATATAGCCACGCATATGGCATTGTTAAAGTCACCACCTGTGCAGATGAACGCACAAGTTCAATCTTTAATTCATTCACACATTATGCAACATTTACAAATGAAGGCAGATGCTTTAGGTAGACAACAAATGCCTCCAGAAATGCAACAACAACTGCAACAACTTGAACAACAAGCACAACAAGCATCACCTGCAGAAGCAGAGCAACTTGCCCTACAAGTCAATGACATGATAGCTCAATTTTCTTCACCCATCATGGCAGAGCTTGTCACTGAATTTATGCAACAGATAGAAGCACCTACTGACGAAGATCCATTAGTTGCTATTAGAAAACAAGAATTAGCATTGCGAGGCCAAGAATTATCTATGGAGCAACAACAATTCTTACAAGAAGAACAACGGAAAGCACAAGAGGCACAATTACGTGCAACGGTAGATCGTGAGAGAATAGAAGCACAAGAAGATATAGCAGATTTACGTGACGACACTGCAAGAGAAAGGCTTGAACAACAAGCCCGTTTTAAAATGTTAGATTTGCAAAATAGAAAATAAAACTTGCAAAAATAAAAATAGAGCCACATAATTAGGCACATGATTAAAAGAACAGAGATCAAACAACAGAAAACCCCCACCCCTTTGAAGAATAAAAATCCTTATAGTAATAAGGGTAGTGTTTCTTTAAAGTCTGATGCTGGCACTTTTGATGCAAATACCACACCAAAACCTGGTATGGGTAAAGGCAAAGCAAGAGGGATGGGAGCCGCAGAATTTGGCGGTAAGTTTTCTGGTGTTTATTAATGTCTGAAGCTTGGTTAAGTAAAAAGTTTTTAAAAGAGCTAGAACTTAGAAGAGAAGACATTACAGACACAATGCTCGCAGGGTGCAAAGACCATGCACAATACGAGTTTTTGCGTGGGCGGTACAGTTCTCTCGCTGACGCAGAAAATATATTTAGAGAGCTGCTAGGAAGGGTAATACAAGATGACATCGAAGATACAGGTTCCTGAACATATAGCCAAAGAAATAGAAGCAGAAGAAGCTGCAGTAAAACAAGAGGAAACAAAAGAGGAAGTTAGTCAAGAATTACCATATGTGTCACAAGAGGCACGTGTTCTTGACCCTACACTTCTCGACAAATCAATTTTAGAGCGTATGCCACAACCAACAGGTTGGCGTATTTTAATACTGCCTTACAAAGGTAAAGGTGTAACTGAAGGTGGTATTCATTTAGTACAACAAACTTTAGATAGAGAATCTCTAGCTACAGTTGTGGGGTATGTTGTAAAAATGGGTCCTGATTGCTATAAAGATGCAAATAAATTTGCAGAACCTTGGTGTCAGGAAAAACAATGGGTATTGATTGGCAGATATGCTGGTGCTCGTTTCAAACTCGGAGATGAATCTGAATGTAGAATTATTAATGATGATGAAGTTATAGCCACAATCTTAGATCCAGACGATATTCTTGCAGTTTAGGAGAAAAAATGGCAGAAGAAAACACACAAGCAGTTGAAGAAACAGACATAGAAGAGGGAGAAATTGTTGAACTAGATCCTGTAGAGGAAGATCAACCCGAAACAACCACTACTGAAACTAACGATGTTGAGGCAGAGGCTGTTGTAGAGGATGTTTCAGAAACGGAAGAAACAAAAAAACAAGATGAGCATGAGGATTACTCAGCTAAAGTTAAAAAAAGAATAAATACTCTTACTAGAAAGTTAAGAGAGGCAGAAAGAGGCAGAGATTCAGCTTATGAATATGCAAAAAGCACTGCAGCTCAAAATGAACAATTACGGGCTCGTAGTTCAACTTTAGACAGATCTTTTTTAACTGAAGCTGAGAGTAGACTTAAATCACAAAAAACCCAGGCGATGACAGCTTTAAAATCAGCCCATGAAAATCAAGATTATGAAAAAGTCGCAAAAGCTCAAGATGTTTTAGCTAAAATAGCTGTTGAAGAAACAAGAGTTCAAGCATCTAAAACTGCTTTAGAGCAAGAAACACAGGTGCAAAATCTCCAACAAAATTATCAACAGCCAGTACAACCACAACCAGCCCCACAGCTTGATGAAAAACAACAAAAATGGGTTGAGCAAAATGAATGGTTTGGTGAAGATGAAATTATGACGCTAGCTGCGTTTTCAATTGATCAAAAATTAATACAAGAGGGCTATGATCCAAAAACAGACGAGTATTACAATGAAGTCGATAAAATGATGCGATCAGAGTTTCCACACAAGTTTGAAGAGTCTTCTGTAAAGACGAAGCCTCAACAAAAGGTGGCTTCAGCAGGCAGAGTAGCAGGTAATACGAGCTCAAAAAGGCAAGTAAAACTGTCTCCTGCAGAAGTACAAATGGCAAAAAAATTAAACGTACCCTTAACAGAGTACGCAAAATATGTTAAAAGGTAATAGTTATGACAGAAGATAACAAAAATTTAAACAGAACTTCACGTTCTGCTGACACTCGAGCAAGCAAAGAAGCTCGCAAAGTATGGAGCCCGCCATC